CAAAAAAACCCAAAAAGTAAAGCCCCTGCCCCGGCCCATTCCTATAAGGGTAGCATAAGAAACCATTGGACGAGATCTCGACTAGAACAACAACCAAAACAAAACCCAGCACCAAAACAAGAACCAGAACCATCAATTCTAACAGTAAAGGGTGACAAAAGTCGATGGAACATTGCTCCCGTTTCCAAGAACAAATCGATCTCGAACAAACCACCATCTAAATCTAAATCTAAATTGTCCAAATCTAACTGGGAAGTAACCTCAGCCAGACTATAAAAATAAAAATAAAAATAAAAATAAAAATATCATATAGTATTCCATTAATTTATTATTTATTATAATGACATCAATCAATCCATATGATTTGCTTGGCGTTAACTATAGATAGTTTAGTTGTAAATTTTTAAAAAATAATTAGTATTATTATGTCTTCCAGATAAAGGTAAGTAATATCTATTAATAAATTAAATTATTAGATTATCCACTGCACTACATTAAAATTAAAAAAAATAGAATCTATTAAATTTTATGAGGAATAAATATCATAAAAAAATTGATATAAATATCGATAATAATCAATTCAAATCAATTATGGGTTTTAAAAAATATACAATGCGAATCATATGGGTATTAATATCAATTATATGTATTACATCAATATGTATTATTCTTACACATAATAGCGAATATGAACAGCATCAATGCGATATATCATATATAGATTATCCTACTTCATTTAATGTATCGGCTGGAGGATGGAAGGATTGTACATGTGGAACTAAATTTTGTACGGGTATTTGTTATTGTGTTAAAATGTTTTCTCCAATAAAAAAAGGCTACATTCTTCAAAATTTCGCAGGATTGGATGGAGATCCAGAATGCACATTTAAAAATATAATCATACCTTTTGATTTAAATTTCCAACCAATTATTTCAACATATCTAAATAAAACAGTAGATTGTTGGTATAAACCAGATATGGAAAATATATATGTCAACCATGAATTATTAACTAATAATCATGGGGGTATATTGATATTATCTTTGATTTTGCTAATAAGTACAAATATAATATGTTTATATATAGAAATTAATAAACGTAATTATAATTCTAATCATGAATCGGATAAAATAATCCATGATATGAATTTCGAATATAACATGTATCAAGAATATAATAATATGAATCAAGAATATAATTAATATTTTTCTTCAGCGGCACCCACATTTTTTTGTCTATAAGTAGTATGAAAAAAATTGAAAGTGATAATCCAATCATACTAATAACCAGAACCAAAACCAGAACCAGAACCATAAATTAACAATGGAATTAACAATGGAGAACAAAGAAGATGATACGAAGATCCTTAACTTAGTTCACGACCCTCATTGCGATGTATGTGGGGAATCCGTTTCCGATGCCAGTTTTACTGTTTACAAAGTTCTGGACACTTGCCCGAAGTGTTATGACAACATCGATCCTCTGATTGTCAATATCGCAGATCTTCTTTCAATTTCTAAAGAAGGAGAAAAAGACATAAAGCTTAAATCTTTAGATACTTACTCGCCCGAACAACATCTACAGTTTTTAAGTGGCAGTTTCAATATACTAAAAACAGACCCCTCTCTATTTCAACAGTTTATTATGTCCCAAAATTGCAAAATACTCCATTCTGCTCTTATGAGCCTCCTATTATATAAGGGGATGACAAACTGAAAAGTGATTTCATATATATAATTATATTTTTTATTATACATATGGTTATAGCGATATTGTTAGTTTTAACAAAAAAAATTGAAACAAAAAAAAGTAATTATTGATTACATATTATTCTATTCCATCATGGAAGTTCAACAAATACATCCTGAGGCAACTGTTGTGTTGGAGGCACGAGGAGAACTAGTGGACGAGACGAATCTTAAATATATATTTAGCGCGATTTATTGGGGAAATGTAGTTCAAACCATTTCTATTGAAACTAATAAGACCTTGGTATATGTGGCAAATATACCAACTATAATTCTTAGTGATCTAAAGCGACATCCAATTGTTCTTGAATATCATAATGTATCCTGGAATATTTATTTGATCCGCGAATTTGATGAACCTGTTATGCTAAATAGCGATGAGGATGATGAACCTGTTACAATGAATATCGATGATGATGATACTAATATCGACGAATATGATGATTTAATGAAAGAAGCCGCTGTGTGGAATAATTTTATTGGCGATGAACCTACCTCAACAAATCCAAGTATTATAATTCCGCCTACTAAATTAAACCAATCTTGTTGTTTGTCGGCACCTTCATTTAATCCTATGAGTTCACCATTTACAGATGCGTTATATAATAATGTAGAATGGGGGATAATGACTATAGATCCGAATTGGTAGTTAATGAAAAATTATAAATTTTATTTCCATCATAATCATAGAATTCATTCATTAGGGTTTTGTGATTTTCATTATATGTATGAATAATAAATCCATTTGTATAATTCATATAAATTATATTTTTTTTCAATTCTGTATTGTGTCGATGCATAACACGGCTTCCAGCACCCGAAATAAAAAACTCAATATCTATATTTTTCAATGTAAAATGTTGTAATACATGGTCGTGTCCAAATACACCAGTTAGTATTTTATTTTCTTTTTTTTTTATAATATTGTCAAAACTAATATTATTTAATTCGTATATTGGATGATGTCCCACAATTATTATAGGGCTATCATAATAGTTTAATGTTTCCTCCAGCCATAATGATTGATCATAACAATTTTCCTGGATGATATTTTTGTGGAATTCTATATTTTTTGGATCCCAGGTTTTATTGCTTAATTTCCAATAATCGTTAATACAAGGAGATGTATCTAACATTATAAAATTTATACCTGGCGCCCCATTTATATATTGCGTCCAATTGTAATATCTTGAAGGGAATTTCCATCTATCTCCTACAGATTTATATTGTATTTGTGCTTCTGGATTACGACCATAATCATGATTACCTAACACATTATACCATGGTATTAATAGAGATTGCTGATGATATATATTTTCATAATCGGATTTCCATAAAGGGTCATTAACAGAATTTACACCATAACTATAAAAATTATCACCACAATTTAATATAAACGCGCAACTATCAATTTCACATCGCATAGCCATCGCATTAGAAACTTGTATTTGATTTGTGCTATATGGTTCGCCTAAAGTATATGACCCCCAATCTCCAATTGATGCAAATACTAATTCCGTATTAGTAGTTGCTATATTACATATTAATAATAATAATAAAAAAATACAATTCATTATTCTTTATTCTATTCACAATAATAGTTTAAATGATGATATTTCATAACTACAAAAAACGAAAAAATGAAAACATGTAACTATACATTCGGTTCATCAGCCCTTGTTGTGATGGTTCTACCATGCCATCTGTTAGTTCACTTCCTTTTTCTATGTCGCGTTCGCTGCCGCTTTCACTTCCGCTTTCGCTTCCAATTTCACTATCAATATTTTCGGATATGTAGTTAATTATTTTTTTTATTAATGTTTCATTATCTAAATCATTTTCAATTATATGAGTATCAGTTGAAGTATCTATATAAGAAACTGAATTGTCAGTTACATATAAATACGGCTGCGATGATACAGAATAAAGCCATTCTACTTTTTGCACATTATTATTACCATTAATTTTTACGTTATTGAAACAGATAAGTTTGGTATCTGGGAAATAATCGGCTATGAATTGATATTCCATATCATCTCCGACGTGTTCTATTATTTCTGGCATAAACCCATAGTCCTCAACATATGGTCTATTCGGCAGTGATTGAGCTAATTCATATAAAATTCCCATAACACATATTAATTCAATCGTATCACCATAGATAGTATTAATAGTTTCCATAACTTCATTTTTTGCGACAAAATTAAAGTCTTCATCCATAGGAAATCCATCACTTGTATATACACCAAGGATTTTTCCTTCATTATTTATAATAACATAAAATGTGTACTCTACAGTACTATATATTATTAAATAATTGCCGCTAATATTATAGTTTGCCTTAGATAATATATCATATGCGGATTTTCCTAGGTAGTGGATTTTATTGTAGCGGTTTATAACAGAAATATCATTACTATATATTCTTCGTAAAAGGTTCTTCAATTCATTATTGCTATATTCATCTACCAAAATCTTCATTATAATATCAATATAATTATTTATTTATATAATAACCTCACATAGAAAAAAATAATAACTAAGTATTCCTCATATATTCAAAGATAAATTTACGAGCAATGGCACTAAGCTTCTTTCGCATTTTTTTTATTTCTATTTCATTGCCAAACTTATCTTCTATATCTATAATAGTATCAGCAACTAATTCTTTTATATTGTTGCCGATTTTCGCATCGGTAAATTCTTCTGGGCCGACTTTACTTAAATAACAATCAAATCGTGGCTGATTCATCATACCATAACAATATCGCATATTATCGTCTTCTTGAGAATATTTGATTTTAATTTGACGAGGAGATTCTAACATACTATCACATTTCCATTTCACACGAATGTCACGTACATTCGCGTCTTGGGTCTCCAGCCTAATGACAACACCCTCGGCGGGACTATCGGATTGTGCTAATTGCGACCTCAGCGAATTTACATCAAACTCGGCAAATGATTCCCATGGTCCTCTCGCTATTTCGGGCACATGTGTGAAACCATATTTCGTGGCGAACTCTTTTACTTGGTCCCACGAATACCATATTTTGTCGACAATGACTTCGTAAATTGCGAACTCATTCTCGGCCGAATAGTTAGAATAGATGCCTTTCTGGACGGTTATCGCATTTTTGGATTTTGTACCATTCAAATTGCCACCATAATATTCCCCAATAATAGTCATATTTTGGGCTTCTAGGGCGTTCAACGCATTGGTAACTCGACACTTATATGGGTCCATAGTTTGTTCGTATCCAAAGAAGTTTTCGCCATCGACAAGATAGCCACTTCGCTTACCAAAGCGAATATTAATAGGGTCTCTTGATACCACAATTTGGAAATTTGAACCATGTATCTTTTCTGTTAGAACGACATTATGACCTTCAAATTTCTCTGTGTTTCGTTTGCGAAACTTGTCGATAGAAGAATATGGTATATAATTCGCCATGATACTGGTAGTTACTTCTGCTTGAACGACAGAATTGGTTTCAATTTTTTATACACTAGTAGTACTTGAACGACGTGCTTTAGTTCGACGGCGCCGAGACCGCAATGATGCAGGTATATGCCTTAATACCTTACTCTTGAGTGTTCCTTTAGACCGCAATGCTATAGGTATACGACCCAATACCTTACTCTTGAGTGTCCTTTTGGTTCTCTTAGGGGTAGAAATCAAAGGTGCAATATTTGTTAAACTATATGTGTCTATGACATTAATACACGATTTATCATGGACTTTCTCAGCAAGTCGTGAAAGTATATCAGTTGTCGACAACATATGTTTATCTTTTGGTTTCCCTTTAATCTGATAATACCGCTTTCCATCGAATTTATTATTATACGTTCGACCTTTGAGCGTTCCTTTTCGAATTAGTTCTTTGGCAGGAAAACATGTTTCTATAAACTCTTTTATACCTTTTAATTTAGTATATTCATGCACGTGTCCTAATATTTTATAGGTATCAAATTTATCGTTGGGAATACATGTCTGATAAAATTGTCTAAAACTGTCGTCTGGCATTCGTATTTCTTCGCTATATTTCCCACGTTTTAATTTACATGAACGATCAAAATCATAAATACGAGTATCGTATCCTATAT